TGACGGACTATAAAATTTGTAGTATAATATCTATAGCCGAAACTCGGCTTCTGCCGGGTCCAGACCGGGACGACCTCCGGCTGCTGATGATGACAGGTTAGAAAGGAATTACAATGACAAAGGGTTACATTGAAGTGTACGAGGACGACACGGGCCGCATCCGCTTATACCTGCATAAATATGGGGCCCCCTATAAAACTCGGGTGTATGACTGCTGGGAGCGTTGCGATTTTGGCGACCTACGCAAATGTATTTATGAGTGGATCAGTTTAGGGATTATGGCAGGAGTCGAGAGTGCCGATGGCAAATATGATGAGGAGAATGATCGTTTTTATGCGTCTTGTATTGTATATGTGAGTTGTCCAGGGGACGGCGGTTGTAAGGTTATAGCTATTACGGATCGCATGGGCCCCGCGGGTCGTCATGCCTGGGGTATTAAGGAGGCGGATTAAATGCTTGCGGGGAAAATCGATGTCTATGAAGACAAGGCAGGGCGCATTCGCGTATATGTACGTGATATTGGGGTTATCGGAGTTCGCGTCTATGACTGCCAATGGTGCTGTGATTTTGGGGATCTGCGAAAGCGTGTGTATGAATGGCTGGGCACCGGTGTTTTTAAAGGTGTAGAACGAGCCTATAGTAAGGATGATGAGGAGTATGACAGGCGCCGTAGTACGTTGATTGTCTGTGCAGACCGAGATCAATATGGCGGTGTTGATGTTCATGTCGGTCCTGTTTTTATGGGTCTGGCGGGAAAACATGCCTGGGGCATTAAGGAGGAAGAGTAAGTGATGGCAGTAAAGGGGCAGAGCAAAGGCAGCCGAACCGGGTGGACCCGTTATCTGGGCTGTGTGGTCTATGAGCAGGATGGTATTATCCTGCGCGGCATGTATCTGGACGACCGGAGCGGTATGACTATACCCGTTCATCCCGTCCAGCTTCACGGACGACCCGGAACGCGCTGCAGGCGGTGCATGCTTAATGAAGGGTATTTCGCGCTGGTAGATGGCACTATGGAGTACTGGTACGATCCCGAGTTGCAGCAGATGGCGAGTACCAAAGGAATAGATTGGTATACAGGGGAGGTTGATAGAAATGGCGAAGCTAAAGTATGACCGCGAGACCATAGCGCATATGAGCCCCTACCGCATCGGCATCATGTTTTCCGAAAAGGAGATTCGCGCCGCAGACCGCAAGTTCCGACGACAGTTCCGGGAGCGTGTTAAGGAGTGGGAGGCCGCGGGAATGGGTGAAGATAAGCGCATTACCGGCCCAAAAGAGATTTTCGGCCCCACCCTGGCGAAAGCAGATATACAGGACGTTACCCATCGGCTGCAGGACATGGCCCGTTGGCTTGGCTGGAAGGAGAGCACGCCGGAGGGGGCAATGGATGCCGATATGAGACGCATACAGACGTTGAGAGCAAAAGGCTTCAAGATCAAGAACACAGACGAGCTAAAGAAGTTCAGTGACTTCATGGAATCGCTACGCCCTGTTTATGATAATATAAACCGATACAATCCCGAGCAGGTAGAATCTCTCTGGAACCGAGCACGGAAAAAGGATATAAATATCGTGACGCAGTTGTATAACGTGGCAGCGGCGAATAATATATCTATAGAAAACGTGATGCGCCACTTCGACTTCTATTCGCAAAATTTGGATAGGATTCAGCAGGCCGCAAAAGAAAACATGTTCCGAACCCGTAAAGGCGGAAAGCGCGTGAAGGCGTGGACTGCCAGAGAAATATCGAAGAAACTGGGGCTATACTATGCGAAGAGCAACAAACGTTAAGGAGCTTCGTTTTTCGTGGCAGAAGGACGAGAGGATTATTGAGGCATCTTCGTTCGCTGCCTCTTTGCTCCCTATGCCGGAGGTGCTGGAAAAGGGGCGCAAGCAGGGAGGCGAGAAGCGAAAATATCTTGACTGCGTTTGCAGCTTCGATATTGAAACTACGAATATTCCCGAAATAAAACAGGCGGTAATGTACGTATGGCAGTTTGCTATTGGGAGCCAGTTAGTAGTAGTGGGGAGGACCTGGGAGGAATATTTGGTGTTTCTTCAGGAGCTTCGTTCATGGGTTCCGAAGGGCGTTTACCTGGTCTGTTATGTGCATAACCTTTCTTTTGAGTTCCAATTTCTGCGTGGCATATACGCTTTCGAGCCGCAGGAGGTTTTCGCCATTGAAAAGCGCTCAATCCTGCGCTGTGATATGCTGGGCTTTGTGGAATATCGCTGTAGTATGAAGCTTTCAAATTACGGCCTCGATGCTTGGACTTCTGTCATGAAGAACCTGCATCACAAGGAATCAGGAGAGGACTTTGACTATTCCGTCCTTCGTTGGCCTTGGACCCCCCTATCACCGAAAGAATACAAGTATTGTGTGTACGACGTTCTTGCCGTAGTTGAATGTGTCGAGCTGCTTATGGCAGCAGAGGGAGATAATCTAGCTACTATTCCTATGACACAAACCGGCTATATACGTAGAGAAGTAAAGGAGGCGCTTCGAGCAAAAGGGCCATTCTACGTGAAAAATCTGCTTCCTCCCTTTGAGCTGTTCCAGCTACTGCGCAAGGCATTTCGGGGTGGAAATACCCATTGCAACCGGTATTATACAGGGTTGACCGTGCATAACGTGTATTCTGCGGATCGTTCGTCCAGCTATCCCGATGTTATGTGCAACTGCCTATTCCCGACCGGGCAGTTTCACAAGGCGCTACCGGGAAAGAATCCCGTTGACCTTATAACAGACGGCTGGGCGGTCGTGTTTTCCTTCCAGTGTTGGGGCCTGCGGTTGAAGGAAAAATACTGGGGATTCCCGTATATCTCTAAGGACAAGTTCGAGTATTCCCCGAATATTGAGGGGGAGAATAGGCATGTTTGGGAGGATAACGGGAGAATTATCAAAGCCGACTACGTAGCCGGGACTGTGACCGACATAGATTTTCACATCATCGACATGGAATATACTTATGATTCCATATCTTTTGACGGGGATGTGTGGTTCGCCAGGTATGGCAGTCTGCCCGATGAGTTTACTGCGGTAGTGAAGAAGCATTATAGAATCAAAACTGAGTTGAAGGGCACGGAGAAAGACGGCTCTATTGAATACCAGAGAAGCAAGGAAAAGGTAAATTCTTGTTATGGCATGGCGGCGCAGAACCCTTTGAAAGATAGTATTCTTTTTGCCCTGCTGGAGGAGGGGCAGGACTTTTATAGCTACACTGATCTTCGGCGTCTGGAGGCTGCGGAAAAATTGACCGACAAGGAAAAGGAGGTGCTGCAGATAAAAACACTGGATGAGGCGGAGCTATATGAACAGGCAAGACCGGCTTTGCCATACCAGTGGGGTTAGCGTATGGGTAACAGCATGGGCGAGGTATGAGTTGGAGCTTGCTATGTGGAAACTGCAGGAGCCCGGTGGACCTTGCCGGTTGATCTACATTGATACCGATAGCTTGTACTACGAGGGGCCGCGGATGGACTTTTCGGATTATAACGATGAGCGAATCCGCAGGGCGAAAAAGAATGGAGCGTGGGCAATTGACGGTAAAGGAAAGCCGCATTATATGGGGGTGCTGGAGGAGGATCCCCCGGTAGATCGTTTTAAGAGCGAAGGCGCAAAGAAGTATATCTATGAGAGGAATGGAAAATTAAAAATCACAGTTGCGGGGGTGCAGAAAAGTGCAGGTTCAAAAGAGCTGTTACAAGTTGCGGAAGAAAACGGCGTTGATACTTTTGACGCTTTCTCGCCAGGTCTTACATTTCGCGCGGCGGGAGGCGTTGCGGCATGGTACAATGACAGTGACTTCGGACAGTATGAGGTGGGTGGAGAGTGCAGAAGTGTATATGTCAGTTGCAATATTTTTCTTGCAGAAGATGAGTACACTTTGAGCTTAACCCCGGACTACATGGATATGGTGGAACAACTTCGGAAAAATCCAAATTTCTGTGATGAAGTGCTTGACATTTGGCACAAATCGGTATATAATAGAATCAACCGGTAACAATCTGGTACAAAATTATGAAGGAGAGCACAAGAATGGAAATCATTGCAAAATCCCGTGAAATGAACGCGAAGGACCTGTACCGCATGACGCGGAACGCGAAGATACAGAAGATGAGCGACGCGGCGAACAGCACGATCAAGGTAGATGCCTGGGTGCATTACCAGGACGAGAACAGTTCTGGAAAGGTTCAGGACATTATCTCCATTGAGGAGAAGGAGACCGGCACGGTGTATGCCACCAACTCCCCCACTTTTGTCCGCGAGTTCCTCGCCATCGTGAAGATTCTGGAGGAGGCCGGGGAGACGCTTGACGAGCTGGAGGTCATCAGTGGGACCAGCAAGGGCGGACGGACCTTCATCACCTGCGGCCTGTAAAATTAGATATAATACATGGGGCGGGAAACCGCCCCTTTTGTTATAGGGAGGAACGTATGGGTTTATACCAGGCAAACGGATATATAGACATTCGCAAGATTCTTTCTTATGGGATGGTTTTTAACTGGCTTGTGGGCGCGAGAGGCATCGGAAAAACCTATTCCGCGTTGGAAACGGTTATAGAGGACAAAATCCAGTTTTGCTTTATGCGGCGTACGAAGGCGGCCAGTGATAAGGTGAACAACGCGGACACCAGTCCATTCAAGCGGTTGAATCAGAATAAAGGATGGTGCATATACCCTTTTTCCGAGGGCGGCGGCATTGCCACGTTCCGCGAAGGACAGGAGGACGAAAACCACAAGATAAAGCCGGTTGGCAAGCCGTTGGGCATTTCGGTCCCCCTGTCCACGTTGGCGACCCTGCGTGGCGTGGATATGTCAGACGTTACGCTGCTTCTATATGATGAGTTTATCAAGGAACCGCATGAGCGGCCCATAGTCAGGGAAGGCGAAGCGTTTCTGAATGCCTACGAGACCTTGAACCGAAACAGGGAATTGGAGGGAGAGCCGCCTATGAAGTTTCTGGGCATGGCAAATTCCAACGACCTAGGGAATCCCATTTTCGTGCATCTGGGGCTGGTGGAGCATGCTATAAAGTTGCAGCAGTCGGACCGGGACTTCCTCCTGCTGCCGGAACGGGATACCGCCCTTTTCATGCCGAAGCGCTCCCCCATTTCAGAGCGCAAAGCGAACACAGCCTTGTACCGGATGACGCAGAATACCGGCTTTCGGAATATGGCGTTGAAGAATGCATTTTACATTGAGGGCGAAGATACTATCCTCTCGGTGAATCTGCAGGAATACAAGCCGGTTGTTACTGTTGGAGCTCTGACCGTTTACGAGCACAAGAGCAAACAGGAATACTTCGTGTCTTTCCACCGGTCTGGCACCCCGGACACCTACAAAGCGGAGCGAATCGAGCTCCTTCGGTTCAAGAACCGTTATTTATGGCTTTGGGGGGAGCATATGGAGAAAAATATTCGGTTTGAAACATATTCCGCGCTAAAAATTTTTGAAGAATATTTCAAAACCGCTTGATTTTTCGGTTCAGACGTGATATAGTGGATACGGGAGAATATGAAGCACAGGACCAGCCCCGGAAGGGCGTGCATGCCGAAGGTTCACGGCATGAGTCATATTCTCCCATTTTAGAATAATGGTATAAGAGGTTTCGAATATGGATTACGCTTCTCTTGTGCAGGATATTTCAAAGGTCGGCTTTCCTATTGCGGCCTGTGTCGCGCTCTTTTGGCAGAATCATAGACTTGCGGAGACCATCAACAACAACACGGCTGCCCTCATTGAGCTGCGGCACCGCTTGGAGGGGAACAATGCCGGACATAAATAAGGCCGTCATGTGGATACTGGGTATCGCCAACGACGACGCCCACGGCTATAGTCAGTCACAGCGCTGGGGTCCCGATTACGATTGCAGCAGCTTGGTCATTTCCGCGCTGGAATTTGCAGGCTTTCCCGTCAAATCCCGGTATCATGCATCATGGACCGGGAACATGAGAACCGCCCTCGCTAATGCCGGATTTGTGGACGTGACGAAATCTGTGGATTTGCGGACCGGAAAAGGTTGCAGGCCTGGCGACATCGTGCTAAAGCCGTATGCCCATACCGAAATGGTAACATGCATCTCCCCGATGCGGTTGACAGGCGCCCATATTGACGAAAACGGAAAGATTATGGGCGGCAAGAAGGGCGACCAGACCGGTAAGGAAATCAGCACCCGCGCCTGGTATAATTACCCGTGGCGTTACGTTTTCCGCTATGTGGAAAAGTCGGTGGATAAGGTGGAAATCGTGGCGCGGGAGGTAATTGACGGGAAATGGGGTAACGGCCTCTCCCGTATGGTAAGACTGCAGGCCGCGGGATATGATTATAACCGTGTCCAGCAGCGGGTTAATGAAATTTTGAAGGAGGAAAATCAGAAATGAATCCGCAGGAAGTTTTGGAGCTTGTTAGAGCAGGCTATACGAAAGCCGAAATCGACGCTATGTATGGCATGACGGCACAGCAGCCGGAGCAGCCGGAGCAGCCGGAGCAGCCGGAGCAGCCGGAGCAGCCGGAGCAGCCGGAACAGCCGGGGCAGCAGGAGCAGCCCTTGCAGGAGCGCCTTAACAAGATGGCCGAGGCGCTTGACAAGCTGACCAGGTCCATGCAGGCCGCCGCCATCCGTCAGAGTGAGCAGCCGAAAACACAGGAGCGGACCCCGGAGCAGGTTCTTCAGGACATCGCTACCATGTACAAATAATAACAGGAGGATCATTAAATGGCTAAGATGAGTGTAAACCCCGTTGAACACGTTGCCGCGGAAATCAATTCCATGCTTGCGCAGGCAAGTACACCGGCCGGTATTGCTGCCGTAAATACTGCTGCGTTCGTCACCCAGGCGCAGGCGGTACTTGATTACGGTTATGACGTGGTACTGGGCGCCATTTCCCAGGTACTTTCCCAGACCATTTTCGCGTCCCGTCCGTATACGTCCATCTTTCCGTCCCTGTATGCGGATTCCCGCAGATGGGGAAATCATGTCCGCAAGATCAATTTCGTCGATAAGGAATTCACCGAAGACGTTCGGCTCGATGCCGCCCAGATGGTTGACGGCAACGCCATTGACCAGTGGATCATCCGTAAGCCGGATGTTTTCCAGATGAATTTCTACGGTGTGCAGGACTACGCAGACCAGATCACCATCTTCACCGACCAGCTCGATATGGCTTTTTCCGGTCCTGATGAGCTCATGCGTTTCTTCGCCGGTGTGATGCAGGAGATCGAGAACAAGCACGTTCAGGCTGAAGAGGAGTTCACCCGCGGCGTTGTGGCAAACGCTATCACCGCGAAGGCCTACGCTGATGCCGGTAACGTGCGGCATGTTATCACCGAGTATAATGACTATACCGGCGAAAGCCTCACGCCCGCCACCTACCGCGACCCTGCCAATATCGGGAATTTCGCGCGGTGGTTCGCCGGTTGGATCAAGACCCTGTCCGGCTTCATGCGCGAACGCTCTACCCTGTACCACGTCAACCCGATCATCGGCGGCGCGCAGAAAAACGTGAAGCGTCATACCCCCGCGGATATGCAGCGCATTTTCGTTAACACAGCGGAACTCAACCAGGCCTCTACCCGCGTTCTGACGGACGCCTTCAACGAGGAATATCTTCGTACTGCCACCTATGAGCCTGTCAACTTCTGGCAGAGCATCAAGGACGGGGAACACATGAAGGTTAGCGCCACTCCGTCCTATATCGACGCCAACGGTGTTGAGCAGACGGCGGCTAGTCCGGTCGTCGCGGACGGTATCCTCGGCATCGTCTTTGACCGGGATTTCATGGGGTATACTCGTGTCAATAACTTCATCCGCTCCACGCCTGTCAATTCCCGCGGCGGTTACTCCAATACGTTTTGGGGCTGGCGGTTCCGCTACTGGCAGGACATGACCGAGAACTGCGTAGTCCTGGCTCTGGATTAAGGAGTGGGCGCTAGATGAACGCATATATGTTTCAGGTGACGAAGCGCCGGAATAGTACGTGGGCGCCTGCTACTGCGGACGGGTATGCCTTCACCCTGGCGCTCAAAGATACAACCGACGTTGTCCGTCCAAATTTTGAGGTCCAGGGGCTTTCCCGCCCCTGGACCGGGAACTACATCTATGTCCCAGAGTTTTCCCGGTATTACTTTGTAGACCGTTGGGAGGTTTCTGGTCCGTACTGGGTCGCGCATTGCACCGTGGACGTGTTGGCCTCGTTCAAAGCCCAAATCGAGGGGACAGAAAAATATATCCTGCGTTCCGCTTCGATGCCGTCAAGATATATACCGGATAATCTTTACCCTATTTCGACAAAAGTTTCCCACACGTATCAAAGCCGATCTTTCGGGTGGTCTCATGGGTTTTCAACGGGTTGGTATGTTGTCGGCCTTATAGGGCATGATACTACCGCCACTAGCCCCGGAGGGGACGTTTATGCTGGCATCAATGTGGGGTCTGTAAGATACTGGGTTATGTCCGCGCAGCAGCTTAATTACTTGGTAGACTACATGCTGTCGGGCCTGACTAATACCAATTGGTCTGATAGCTCAAATCTTGCGAATAATGTGGCGCGTATGCTGGCCGATCCGCTACAATACATTGTATCTTGCATGTGGTTTCCCGTTAAGCCTCCGGTAGTTAAAGATGCCCAGGGAAATGAGCTTGTGTATCCTATCACCTTCGGATTTTTTGACGCCATGAGAGCTACAACCCCGCCGACACCGATTACTGGAAATCTTCTGGGGCAGGCTATGGAATCAAAAAAGTATTATATGGATATAGGAGACCTGTCTGGATATAAGGAGGATTTGCGCAACGACAAGTATATCTGGGCATGGGCGGAGCCGTTCTCCAGCTATGTTCTCCAGATGAACCCGTGGGGGACATTCCCTCTCCCGTCTGAATTTATCATGCGCAAGAAGTGGCTGTGTTTCACGGTCAAACTGGACTACATTACCGGTATTGCACTGTGTAATGTATATACCCAGGGTGATAAAGACCATATTGTCAATGATACGGACACCGATTTTCTTGACTGGGATGTGCCTTCCGGGACCATAGAGGGCCGTCTAAACATCGTCACCTCTAAAAGCGCCCAGGTTGGCGTACAGATTCAGCTTTCGCAGAACACCAGCAGCATACTTTCACCGCTTAACGCCGCGAGTTCCACCATCGGCGCGGCTGTAGCCGGGGGTATGGCAGGGGGCGTATTTGGTGCAATCGCCGGAGGAGTTCTCGGGGGTGGCGGGAATCTGGTTGGTGCGTTGTCCGACAAGTTTTCTTCCCTGGGCAGTAACGGCGGTATTTCCGGCAACGAGGGCGAGCCGGTTCTGCACGTGTATAGACGTTCTCTCGCTATGCCATCCGCGGAAATTAGCCCCGGCGTGTATGATTTACGCATAGCGGAGCTTGGCACTACATGCGGCGCCTGGACCAGAATAGGAGATATAGTCGGTTATTGCCAGTGCGCAGATGGCGAATTAGCTTGTACTGCGCTAGCGGACGAAAAGCAAATGATTGCCGACTTCCTGACTGGCGGTTTTTACGTGGAGAATTAACATGTGGTATGCCGATCCGACCGCATATTTCCAAAGGCACGGCACCGAGGCAACGGCCAATGCCACCGAGATATACACCATCCTGCAAGGTGTATATGGGTGGTGCTTCGAGGCTATTATGGCCGCGCTTGCCAACATCTACGCGGAAAGTACTTTCAACCCGTGGTTGTGGGAGGGGCAGACGGTCCGTGCCAAAGACCCCAATAGCTCCCTCTACTATCGCAACTTTACAGGCGGTTATGGTCTGGTCCAGTGGACTCCATACCCTTCAACCCCATTCCCCAACACCCAACCCTATATTGACAGCCCTAACGCGCAGGCAATGACAGGATACGCGCCCAACTTCTCCGATTATCCCGGCGCGACCTCTGACGGCCTGTCCCAGACGCATTTTCTGGACTATGACATAGCAGCGTCTGGGAATTGGTTCCCATGCAGCGTATCCTATTACCAGTCATATTTTCAGGCGGTGGGCGTGGACATCACGCAATTCCGGTCAATGACCGTAACAGAATTTAAGCTCGGCACCTTCGCCAGCGTTACCCCAACCAATATGGTTGGTGCTTTCGAGCTTAACTATCTGCGACCTCGCAACGATGCAGCGGCCGCGCGTTTCAATAGCATGCTGGACGAGTACAACTATTGGCACCAGTATTTTTCCGGCCAGCCACCTATCCCACCCACTCCCGTCATCCCTGTCGAGTGGATGGCCGCATTCCTCCGCAAGAAAAGGAAAGGAGGTTTTATTTTAAGATGAGTTTTCCCCCTTATGACTATACCTGTGAGCAGCTATATAACGCCAGTTTCTCCCCCTCGACGATCCATGGTGACAGCACGCTTGCTGGATACTTCGCCAAGTATCTTTTTGAAAAAGCTATCAGTCCTTTCGAGTTCACCATCCCCGAAACCTGGCCGAAAAACTATTTCCTGTATATTCTCTATGCCTGGGGCGTTGGCTGTGTTTTCGACGCGGACAAGTTCGGCCCCGCTTTCCAGGGCTGCACGCTAGAAGGGTATAACTTATACTACCAGCCGCGCCGCGCTATCGTTGCGAATCCTGTGCTCATGGAGACGTATCCGGGCAAGTCCTGGCGGTTGGAGATTGGCACGGAGTGCGAGCTCATTAAACTGCAGCCCAACTATTCCGGCATTCTGGATATTATCAGCTATTACGCGGATATGCTGGCGGTTTTTTCCAGCTCCCTGTCGCAGGCGCTTATAAATACCCGATTCGCCTACATCTTCGGAGCCAAAAATCCCGCAACCGCCGCGACCATGAAAAAGCTGTTCGACAGTATCGCGTCGGGCGAACCTGCAGTATTCCCGGACAAGGCGCTTTTCGATGCAAACGGCAACCTTAATGTCGAGTTGTTCAACAGGGACGTGAAAAGTTCCTACATCATCACGGACCTGCTGGCGGATATGCGCAAGGTCGAGAGCAAGTTCTTGACCGAAATCGGCATTCCGAACGCAAACACGGACAAGCGGGAGCGGCTTATCACCGACGAAGTGCGCTCGAACGACGTGGAGACCCGTTCAAAGTGCGAAGTGTGGCTGGAAACCCTGCAGGAGTGCTTCGACAAGGTTAACTCTATGTTTGACCTGAATCTTTCCGTAAAGTGGAGAAAGGAGGCGCTTCCGAATGCCGCTGGATATGATAATCAGCCCTCTAGCGCTGTATGAGCAGGATCCGACGATCTTTGAATACCTGGATCTGCCGGCGCTGACCGAAGAGCAGTTGCCATCCTGGGGCAACAATTACCTGGAGCTGCTGCGGGACAAGGTGGCTAGCATGGACAAGCAAGGGTTTATCGACTGGCTCCTGCTGCAGACCGCAGAAATGTCTACCATTTACCCATCGCCCTCTGTTTTTAAGCAGGCAATCGGCCTATGGTCCGGCACGCGGTCCAGGATTTGGCAACAGCTTTGGGAGACCCAGTTTTTCCGGTATAATCCCATATGGAATAAGGATGGAACTATCAAGCTGACTGCGGAGCAGGAAAACGACCTTAAAACCGTTGCGAAAAAAGGCTCCATGCTAACGCATGGCGGTATCGACAAGACAACCTTCGGGCACCCCACGGAGACCCTGACCCGGAAAGGCGGCAGGACGGAAACCGTCGATAACACAGAGAAGTGGAAAGAAAGCCGTGACGGTGACGACACCCGGACGGATACCTACAAGCACACTGACACGGAATCATTTGACAACTACAAGGAAACTCACAAAGTAACGAAAGACGACACAGATGGGAATGTGGCCGCTTTTGATGCCCAAACGCTACAGCCGCGGGAGCAGACAAAGCACCAGCTTGAAGAGGAAACAACGCCTTCCGGCCAGAGGACCCGGACCCTAGGCGGCGACCCCGATACCAGCAAGCAGGAGTATAATTCCAACACCACCCGCGAAAAGCTAAGCGGCAACATTCAAACGACCTATGCATATGACCCCCTGACCGGCGAGATTGAAGAGCGTAAATATACCGGGGATGATGAGACTTCTGTCACTCATGGCCATACAGAAGGTTGGAGCGGTCAGGACGAAACGGCAGATACCGGCAAGGTGACGCACAATAACACAACCACGGAGCAGGGGAACATCGGGGTAACGTCCACGCAGGAGCTGATTCAAAAAGAACGGGAGATTCTGCGGTTCAATATGTACGAGTATATCTTGCAGGACTTCAGGCAGAATTTCCTTGTAATGCTATACTAGGGAGGTATACAAACATGGGGCTTTTTGAGCATTTCCCGTACACTAATTTTCACTCGCTCAATATCCAGTGGGCCATCGAGAAGATTAAGGAGCTGCTGCAGCAGGGAGAGACGCTATACGGTCAGCTCCAGCAGTGGAAGACCGACACGGACACGGAGCTGGCCGCGTGGAAAACGCAGACGCTGGCGGATTTGCAGACTGTTACTGACGCTCTCCGGGATGACCTGCAGGCGCTTAGCGAATCGACTACTGCAGAGGTAAACCGAATCGACGCGGATATTTCTGCCGCTTCGGACCGCCTGCAGCGCATTGAGACCGATTTGACGGAAATGCAGGGTCTAGTCCCTCTCACGTGGGAGCAGGGTACTATTAACGCGCAGGGCGAATTCGACAATACCACTATTATTCGGACTGCGGGATACTATGCGGTATCCCCCGGGGACATGTTCCTGATAAAATACAACGCGGAGGAATACTCCTACCGAATCTATACGTATGCATACGACGGAACCGCATATAATGTTGTATCGGAAGCTGACCCCTCTGACCTGCTGGGAGCATACCGCGTTGCAGACGGAACAACCCACATTCGAATCCGCTTCACGCATTTACAGCAGCAGCGCACTTACCCCCGCGAGGGAGGTTTGAACTTCTTCCTCTATAGGGCAAATGCACATGCTTTCAGCCTAGAAGACTTCGGAGCAAAGGGCAACGGCGTAACAGATGATACCACCGCGGTACAGCGAGCCCTATCCTTTGGCGCTGTGTCTATTCACGTGCCGACAGCAGCGGGACAGCGGTATCTTGTGACGGACACCCTCTCCGTAAACCCCCGAACCAAAACCATCTACGGCGACTTCTCATCGCATAATGTCACCGAAATTTCGGGAGGCATCGTATTCAACGCCACCGGCTCCGCCAGCAGCATTAAGTACCTCATCAGCACTAATATACAGTGCTTGCGAATCTGCAACCTGTCTTTCGACGGCACCTCCAGGGCGCAGTATACCGGACTGCTGACAATGCCCGGTTCTACCGCAGATAAAGACGCCTCCATCGAATACTGCACCATTCGTAACTTTTACACGGTGTTCAATTTTAGGGGCCGCGGCCTAAAATTCTGTAACAACCTAGTGGCGACGACTAGCGAAGTTGGCACCATCACCTTCGGCCCTAATGACGACTCATCTGCCACGCATCCCGGAAAATATGGGCAGAGAGCTATCCTCATTAACAACAACCGTATTCACTCCATCGACGGCAGCACCCGCGCCATGATTAAGGTAAGTCAAGGCCATTGTAACGGTATGGAGATAACCGGAAACCTGGTAGACTTGGGTTATACCCCCTTCTTTGCGGGGGCTACAAGCCCGGCTAGTGGACTGGGCGACCTCTGGAACGTCTCTATAAGTCGAAACACCCTAATCGGCTGCGAAGCAAATGCAGCATGGATTCAGATTACGCACGGCGCCAGAAATTGCCACTTTGACGATAATACCTTCTTCGATGCCCTGGATTATACAGACGGCCAGACAGCAATAGCCAGCAGGGCAATGTGGCTAGCCGGAACGGAGGGCATTGTAAACTGCACCGTTTGTAATAACGCAATCGAGGGCACTAGCAACGCCGCTATTTATGTGGCTAATGCCAGCGGGACGGCTATCTGCGGAAATTCCGTAACTGACGCCCCCGCTGCTATCCAGTTGTCCGGCACTCTCACGGCCTGCAGTATCTGCAACAACACCCATTTTAGCGAAACGGCAGGCGAGGGTACAATGTTCTCTGGTGATGCACAGCTGGACTATTGCAAAGTCTTCGACAATACCCACAACAGTGGCAGCGGTATCAACAACCTGACATTCACCTCGCAGAGTAGAACGGACG